TTGAGTTACTAAACATCTTTCAGACAAGAAACTTACAGTCATCGCATCTAAAGTGTCAGTGTATGCACCACCTACAGAACCAGTGATCCATGATTTCATTCTTCGATCTTCAGTTTCAGAAGCTCTATATCTTACATGTAAGAAAGGTCTTCTAATATTTGATCCAAGCATTTGATCATAAACAGTTGTAGTTCCAGCTGGTATCATTACACCGTCAATCTCTTTAGATAAACCTCTTAAAGAAGCATCGTTTAGATATTTCCAGTCAGTTTTATAGAAGTCATAAGAACCTCTTCTAAAACCAGAGAAACCAAAGTTCATTGCCATATCTCCATCGTTCTCGAATAAACCATATGAAGCAGCTTGAGTAGAAGCATAACCTCCACCTGCCATAGCAGCCACCATATCGTCAAATCAAGAGCTGTAGATCTTGATAAGAAAAGCATGTTTTCTTCAATAGCACCTTGCTTATCTAGTTGTTTTAGGATTTGATCGAAATCACCTAAAGCACCAGAACCAGGAGCAGCAGCTCCAGCAAATCCAGAATAAACATTACCTCTATCTTCGATAGCAGCAAATAAACCTTCAGAACCTTTAATATTAATATTAGAAGCTGTAGGCCCAGCACCACCAAAGTCGTAATTAACAGCAGCATTATAAGCTGCGTTGTTCATTGGTAAAGCTTCAACCATTACCATTTCAAGATAATCTTCAAATCTTAGTCTTGTTTCAGATTCAGATTTTAAATACCAAAGGTATCCTGATTGACCATCTTCTGTAGCAACTTCAACCCAACCGATCTGAGCAGTGTCAGAACCGTTAATTTGGAAGTTGTCTTTAATGATAATTGGATTGTTAGCATATTGAGTAAATTGTGGCTCAATAGAACCTTCCATACCTACTGCACCTTTTCCAAAGTCAGCACCATAAACATATAAGTTTATTCCAGCTGTAGATGTTGGTAAAGCATTAGTAGCAGTTCCGTAAAACTTAACTATTAACGTATCAGCTGGCTTACCGCCACCATTAGTCACATCTTGAACTAAACCTTTTTGAACAATTAGTCCAGTTGCGTTATCAGCCATTAAAATAGTTTGTCCTACTCTTACAGCACCTGAAGGAGCGTCAGCACCACCAGCGTTGTTAGAAAGGTCAAGTTCAACCTCAATGTCAGCATCTAAAGCTCCAGCATAAGCAGAAACTGTAGCTTTTTGGTATGCAATGTGTAATCTATTTTGTTCAGACCAGATTACTTGATCTGAGGTCATTGGCATTTCTGCTCCGACCATTCTTAAGAAACCAGAAATAGTTCTGTTTCCGTATCTTTCTACTTCAGCTTCGTAAAGCTCTGGTAGATACTGCTGAGCAAAATCATTACCACTATTATCATCAAAACTTAAAAAGTTTGTTGATAGTGTCATTTTTTTTGCAGCAGGGCTTAATGACGCAGGAAAACTCCCGCCTTGTACAAATCCCATGATTTTTTAATTTTTAGTTTTATTTTTGAATTTTACTTTCAACCTTGAACTATCTACTCCGCTAATAGCTTTAACTCTCATTCCGTTTATAAAGACATCTCCACCATCTTGTGGTCGAGGATCTGTACTAACATTGTTTGATTGAGCTATTATATTTTTAGTTGCATCGGCTTTGCCTTGCTCATAAAAATGTTCAGCAATAGAATCAATGTTGTTTGCTGCATAAGCAGCTTTATGATAACCCTGTAAATCTGTTATTTCACCTTGATTTCCTAAAAACTTTTTAAAAATAGTGTTTGTTTTAGACTGTTGTTGAGCTATGTTGTCAGGATTTTTTACTCCGTAATTAAACTTTTTATCTCCAACTTTAATTTCAAAACCTTTGAATTCATTGTTAAAAAAGTCTTGCGTTTTACTTGCAAACTCTCCTTCTCTTTGTTTAGCAATTTCTTGCTCTTTATTATACCTATCGAAAAACTCTTGCGCTTTACTATTTACATTACTAGATCTTAACTTAAGATCTTCATAATACTTTTTCTTAGTATTCTCAAAATAGTTTTTTGCTTGAGCTATTTCTTCTTTTAGGGCTAATTTCTTTTTCTTAGTACTTCTTTCATCTTCGTCTTCTCCTGGAGTAAATTTATCATGTAATAAAAAATCTACTTCTTCATGGTTTAAATGAGGTTTTGTACTAGAATAATATTGTCTTAATATTGCGTCATCATCAATTTTAGATAAATCAACATTTAATCTTGCATAATCTTGAAGTGTACCTCCTGTTTCCTTCATAAAAGAAACTAATTTGTTAATGCCTTCCGGCATTTCAATATGATCTTGTTTAGTAGGTTCAGGTACTTCCTTTTTTTCAGAAACAATTTCCGTTATTGTAGGTTTTTCTTCTTTTTCTACTTGCTCAGGTTTATCTTCTGATTTAATTTCTTTTGTTTCTTGTTCTTTAACTTCTTCTTTTGTTTCGTTATCTTTCGTTAAATCTAGTTTAAATGTTGCGTCATTTTCTTTTTTAAATGATGGCTTTTTTATTTTAAGAGGCTGTGCCTCTTGTTCTTGTTTTGTTTTTGACATAATAAAATATAATAATTAATAATTTATGCTAATCCAGGACCTCCTGTTTCCGCATAGTTTGGGTCTTCAAAGTTAATTGGCATCATGTTTTCATTACGTTGATTAATCAATTGACTTTGTTGAGAAGCTTGTAATTTAGTTCTTTGATCTTTTCTATCTTCTATAAATTGCTCTCTAGTTGATATTTCTTGTAAGTCCATTTGTTTAAGCTGCATGTCATACTGAAACTGTTGTTCCATCTGCTTCTGCTTCATTTGCGCTTGAACTTCCATTTTTTGAATATCAAATTGAGTTTTTCCTTGTTCAATTTGTAATTCAGTTTGAGCTAAAGCTTGTTGTTTTTGAACTTCCGCCATAGCTGCTTTCTCAGCTGCTTCGGCATTGGCTTGAGCTTGCGCTTGAATCATTTGTTGTTGCTGAGCTTGATCTTCTTGTTGTTTTTTCTTTCTTCTTTGCTTCAACATTTGATTAGCTAGTTTTATGTTTGGTATCTCCCTTAAATCAATAGCATCTTCTAGCGTTATTTGTTGTTGCTGTAAAGCCATTTGTATGTTTTGTTCTAACATAGCTTTTTCCTCTTCATCTGGTTCTAACTGAAGATAAATACCAAAATCATGTAAACTTAGATCTTTTAATTCTTCTAATGTAGCAGTGTTATATCTATTTAAACTATCTTTTAAAGCTTCATAAGTTAAAGGATAATTTAAAGAATCTGCTACTCTATATGTTATATTTTCACATATTCTAGAAGACAAGTACAACATCGCTTGAACTAAATGCCTTGTTGCAGTATTGGAATTAGCAGCAGCTAACTTTTGTAAACCTACCAAAGAGTCTTTATCAGGAGTACTACCATCTCTAGCTTCATTTAAACCTGTTACATCTCTTATCATTTGTAAGTAATACTGATAAGTTTGAATAAGACTTTGTATTTTAGCTCCACCAGAACTAGACTGTAATTCTTGTACTGGAACTTTTCCATGGTTCATTTCACCATCTTGAGTCATTGATCTACCTACAATCGAACCAGTCTGAAAGTACATATTTAAAGCTTCTGCTGGATTATAGTTTGTTCCATTACCTAAATCTACTTCTGCTAACCCATCCATATCTAAATAAACACCATCTGGAACCATTCTAGATAGTACTTGTTGTAATTTAAGATGAGTCAACTGTATCATATCAGCAAAACCTGTTATACGACTAACTAAAGATTGTATTCTACCTTTATACATTCTTGGAGCACATATAACATAATTCATATTTACTTTAGAAATATTAGAAGTAGGTCTTGTCATGTTTTTTGCCATTTCCCACTTGAGCATAAGCGGGTGTCCTAGTATTTTTGCTCCGCTATATAGAACTTCAATAGATCTTGAAACTCTTTCAAAGTTTTCACTTTCTGGTGGATTAAAAGTATCAGGTTTTTCCAAAGCTTTTACTAACCCGTTAGGTGTTTCCTTTATTTTGAATACTTGATCTATATAGGTTTTGTATTCAAAATATAAAACTTGAACAGTATTATTATCGTTTCTTCCACTCCAATTTCTTAAATACTCTTCATTGCCTCTATATTGTTGTATTTGTTTCATTTCCTCGTCGCTTAGATAAGGAAATTGTCTTTTTAAATCTTCTAAACTAACAGACTTAACTTCACCTACATAATATATGTCTTCAAAGTTAGGATCAGTAGTGTAAGAATAAACCATATTAGCGGGATCCACGTAATCTACAGTAATACCTTCAGATTTATTCCAATCTGTTTTTGTTGCTCCTATACCTAGAGTCACTAAATCATAAACAAATCTTCTTCTAACTAAATCAAATTTGTTTTTATCTAATACATTGTTTATTAATTCTTCTTCAGCTATTTCAACAGATTGTTTATAATCTAAAGCTAAATGCAATTGAAGTTCTTCTGGTGACTCTAAAGCTAATAGTTTAGATTCTTCCATTCTTATATCTATGCCTAGGTTTTGTCTTAGCTGTTCAAATAATTCTCTTTCTTCAACATCTCTAGCTAGCAAGTTAGCGTATTCAGTACGTTTTTTTGTAGATTCTGGATCACAAGCGAAAGCTCTAACCTCATAATTTCTTTGAGACATTCCATTAACTACTATATCTACAAACTTAGAAATAATAGGAACTGGTTGCCAATCTAAGTTCAAATAAGATAAATCTCCATTAATAGATAATTCATCTTTATATTTTTGTATAGGTTGTTCTCCTCTAGCATATAATCTCAAAGTATGATAAGCGTTGAAGTTAACTGCGTAACCTCCATTTTGATATGCAGCGCCTAAACCACCTCTATAGTTTCTAAACCACTCTCCTTCTATAGCTCTACCAACTTGTAAACCATACTCTAAAGAGTTTTTCTCTGCGACAGGTACCACCTGATTAGGAAAAGCACTATAATTAGTTTCTATTTGCATTTATTCTATTATTTTTGAAATTAATCCTTTATTATCATATCTTCTAATACCTATATCTATTGGTTGTAAATTAACTTTAGCACGTGGTCTATATTTATTTTTGTTACAAGCCATTAAAGCTAAACCAGAGCTAATAGAAGCATCATGTTTAGTTCTATTGTTAATATCAAACTGAGCCCAATCTTCTAAAGTTCTTTGAAAATACATATCACCATATGTACCATCTGGCTGTTCTCCTACTGTTTCTTCAATAAAAGTTTCAATAGCAGCTGCATGAGCTTGTTTAACATCTTCGCTGGAGTTAGGTATTCCACCAATTTCTCTTTCCGCAACAGATAGTTTATTATAAAGTTTATCAGGTCTGTTTATACTATAACCCCTATATCCTCTTCTTTTAAAATAATATAATAATCTAGGTTTATTGTTTTCAGCTAATATAGGCATACCATAAAACACACACGCCATAAGTACATCTTCAAAAAATGTTTCAGCAGTTGGTGGTCTTTCTATATACTCTAAAAAAAAGTGATTAGGTGGCACATTGTCCATAGAAAACTTTGTCAGTCCGTGAAGTGATCCTTTAGACCCTTTGCCGTCGACAGTACCACTAATATCATAAGAGTCACAACCAAATGCTCCGAGATGATCATTTCCAGGGTATTTAAGTCCATTTTTTAATATTATTTTATTTTGCAAATGAGTATCAGGAACCCAAGATATATAAAATCTACCATTACTATTAGGATAAAACTTTACTGTAGAATCTTTTATCCCACCAACCCATTGGAAATTGCCTCTACTTATTGAAGATATATTATGTACTTCTTCATTGTAATCTATTTGCTGATAGATTTTAACTAAATTAAATAAACTAGATTTAGTCTCATCTCTAAAAGCATGTTTTTCTGTACGAGGAAACTGCCTATAAAATTCGTTTAAACCGTCTTGGTCTTGTTTAAGTCCTTCTGCTTCGTTTTCCCAGTGTTCGATGACTCCAATATTAATTGGGAGACCATCGACTCCTTTGACTGGATTTTCTGGCGTAGTGAATACAGGAAGTCCAAAAGTATCCATGTATCCTTCGTAGTTCCATTCCATAGGGATGAAAAGAGAGTAGAGGCCAGAACTTGTTTGTCCGTTTCTATTTCTTTTTGTAACGTCTGAATTGTAATAGAGTTTTTTGAAATTGTTTCCACCTTTGTCTAACGCGTTTGAAGTTGAGCCCATCATACACTTACCTACGATTCTACGTCCTAGTCTTAATGTAGTTTTTGTAACTCTCCAGTTATTTAATATATTATCAGGTCTTTCCCATTTTCCTGATTCGTCATGTGCTAGTATCTTTAGCTTTTCACCATCGTAAGAGTTATCCCCTGTGTTTTTCCAATCTATAGTAGTATCAAGACCTTGTAGTTCTTTTAACTGCTCTTTAGATTCTAGTTTACGTCTAGTAAGTTTCGAAGCTGGGACTCTATACGCCAGTTCGGTTTTAGGACGATCCATACCATCTTGGATCGGCTTGAAGAAAAACGGATAGTTAACGGATATCGGGACAACCTTATCTGTGAACATTTTTTTAGCATCTGCTCCAGTCTTTGAAAGGATGCCGAATCGGGCATCTGAAGATATTGTG